AGCTACCTGAGCATCGCGTCCAGCAAGCTGACCTTCCCGGCCAATGCCTACTTGTCCGAGTATCTCTATCATTCTGGAGACGTGGACACCTACTGGCAGTTCACGCCGGATCGGATACGCGGGGCTGTAGGCGGAACGGTAGGCATTGATCTTGAGACGAACCTGACTCTCTCCCCGGCCGGGGACGTGATCCTCGATCCGGCCGGCAACGACGTGCTACCCGCGACCGGGTACGACATCGATCTCGGGAGCCTTCAGAAGAAATACCTGACGCTGCACGCCGCCGAGCTCTGGGTCGAGACCCTGGTGGCCCAGGATACGATCGCGACGATCGGCGGCCGGGTACTCGTCGGGCCGACCACGACGCTGACGTCCGATCTCGGCTCGGGCGCGACCACGATCTACGTCAAGCACAACCAGATGGCGTCCGGCGATCGGGTGTACATGGAGGCCGACGGCAAAGTCGAGTTTATGGCCGTCACGGGCGGCCCGACCGGGACCGGTCCCTACGCCTACACCGTGACCCGGAACCTCGACGGCACGGGGGCGAACGACTGGTACGCCGGGGACGCCGTGTTCAACACCGGGCAGGCGGGCGACGGCTTTATCGACCTGTACTCGTACTCCGGCGTCACGAGCGGCACGACCGGCCCGACGATCATCGGCAACGTCCGCAACTCCGCGACCTACAACGACTGGACCGAGCACTGGGCGATCGGAAACCTGTGCGGGATCTACGGATACGGGACGGACACATACGGAGTTGGGCTCGGGAAGTACTCGACGACGACGGCCTACATCACGATCGATGCGACGAACGGGTACCGGATCCACGGCAGCGACTATGTCGTGGCCCAGTGGGACAACGACGGGGACATTCACTTCTACGACAGCGACGAGGATGAGCGGATCTTCATCGGCGATTTCGTCGAGGACACGGACTTCGGCATCAAGATCATCGACCACGGTGGCGTGTGGATTGTCAGCGGTCAGGCGAGCGACACGGGCGGCTGGGGAATCTACCTCCAGGACGAGGGTATAACGCCGACTGTCGACACGTTCAATCGCAACGCGATCTTTGTTGACTGGGGCGACACCGAGACCGGCAACGACGCCGCGATCATCAACGCCGAGCTTGCCACGTCAGGAGAAGTAACCGGCCAGATCGCCGGCATCTTGCTGACGGTCGGGGCCTACGACGAGGTGTCCGCCTCCGATCCCCGGTACGGTTACTACATCAATCTCCAGGGATACACGAGCGACGTGACGCATGGCGTGCACTCGATCGTCTACGCCCCCGATTCCACCGGCACGGTCTACGCCGGGTACTTCGATGCGAACCAGACGGGGGGCGGCGGGGACAACCCGGCAGGGGCCTACGGGCTGTATGCGGACGGGATCGGCGGTGCCCTCTACGCAGCCGGGGACATCTATCTGCACACCAGCACTATCCTGAAGTGCGCCGGATCCGGCAACGACATCGGCGAGAGCGGGACGCGGTTCGCGACGGTGTACGCGGATGATGGTGACTTTTCTGACGACCTGACCGTCGGGGACCAGCTCAACATCGGCGACAACATCGTCTTCACCGGCTCCTACGGGCTGATAACGACCAACACTTCCGACGGGTCGGACACGAAGTATCTCGCTATCGCCGGCGGTGGAGCGGTCGGGAACACGCGCGGAGCGGACTTCTACCTCTACGGCAACGAGCACGGCTCGCACCCCGGCCGGGTGTTCCTGCGTACCGGAGCGATCGTCGGGGCGTACATGGAGTTCGAGATCAACGGCACGAAGTTCTGGATGGACGAGGATAAGTTTTACTCGGACTCCGATCACGACCTCGGCCGGGCTGCCGACCCGTTCGGGACCGCCTACGTTGCGGGGGTTGACCTCGGGACGAACACGATCACCGATGGCAATCTGACAGGTGCCTGGACAGGGATCACGAATCTTACCGCCACGGGCACCATCCAAGCCGAGCACCTGTACTCGACCGATGACATCGAGGCCGACGGCGATCTGGATGTAGCCGGCGACGGGCAGTTCGGCACAAGCTACGTCGTCAATATCGCTGAGTCGGGTCTTGCGACAGGCGCGAACATCTACGCCACCTCAACGCTTTATTTCGGCACTACGAGCAACCACCAGGTTCGGTTCTACACAAATGATGTCTATCGGTGGGCGGTGGACAATGACGGTACGTTCTTCCCGGGAGACGCAGCTTACGACATTGGGAAGAGCGGCGATCGCGTGGGAACGATCTACTCGCAGGACATCGATCTTTTGGGTGACCTGACAGTCGGTGATGACGCGTACTGGGCCGACGGTGGCCGGGCCTACTTCGGGTCCGACGACGATATGGCGATCTATCACGACGGCTCGAACGCCCATATCAGCAATGGCACAGGCACTCTGCACGTTAACTACACGGCCGAGGGGGATGTGCAGTTCTTCGCTGGCGCGACCTCGGGCGAGAACCCGGTCGTGAAGATGTGGGGCTACGACACCGGGGAGTCGGCGGCGCGGTACGGGCAGCTCTCGGTGCTCACCAACGGGTGGTTCAGCGTCGAGGCACAGCAGGCGCTCCTGCTGATGTCGGCCGCCGCGACCTCGATGTACTTCCGGGCGGGCGGGACGTACTACTGGCAGGACCGCGACGACTCGGACGCGAACCGGATGACTCTGAACTCCGCGACCGGTGACCTGTGGCTCTATGGGGACCTCGATGTCGATGGAGACCTTAATGTGGATGGGGCCGCCGTTATAGACGGGGCTCTGACTATCGGCGGGTATATATACCATCAGGGCGATCTTGATACCTACCTACGATTTCAGACCGACCAGGTCGATCTCTGTGCTGGCGGGAGCGTTTTCCTATCAGTAGACACCGATGGGGTCTCAGCCGCTGGCGGACAACTTTATGCGACCAGAGATGCCGATGAAACGGCCCTTTTCCATACGGAGACCGCAGCGGCAAACACCATTCTGACCGGACTAACTCTCCGGCGCGCGGTGTCGAGCGGCAATGGCGCTGTCGGTCTCGGAATGGCACTCGATTTCGACATGGAGAACGATGCCGGCGGATCGGTCACGGATGCTGCACGAATTCTGGCTACGTGGACGGACGCAAGTCAATCCTCCGAGGACTCCCAGATCGAATTCTGGACCTACGCAGGCGGTTCTGGAAACAAAGCAATGTACGTGACTTCTGACGGAAAGCTCTACGTCGACGCCAGCACGAATTCCACCTACGCAGACGATAAACACCCTGTCGGGACTTTCGACGAATACGATGACGCCGCCCTGGCTGAGAAGTTTGCCAAGCGGACCATCGGGGGATGGACCACACCGGAGGATATCGAAACTCTGGAGCGGCTCGGCATCCTGGTCCCGAAGGGCCAGGGCTTCCGTGGCCATATGATTGACACCTCCGCACTCTTCCAGCTCTTCGCCGGCGGCATCTACCAGAACGCCTACCGCATGTCCTCGATCGAGAGAGAACTCAACCAGGCCTGGCGGAGGGTCGATCAGGAATCCGCGCGACGGGAAAAGCTCGAGGAAGAGAACGAGGAACTGAGAGGGAAGCTGGAATCATTCGAGGAACGACTGACCCGCCTGGAGAAGGCGGCATAGGAGGAACCGATGGCAGAGATACGGAATGTGCGCATACAGGTTACGCCGGATGGCGACCTGAAACTGTTCCCCCTGGACGGGGACACCATTCACTTCAACGGCGAATATCGGGTGGAGAACAATCTTCCGGCATCAGATGACACCGAGGCGGTTGTCTTTCATCCGCAGTCGTGGGCTGCGTCGTCTGCGGAGATCCACGCCACCTCGCCGCGAATCGTGGTAGAGGAGGAAACCGACTGATGGCAACGAAGGAAGAAGGACAGGCCAAGTACGACGAACTGCGATCGGTTATCGCCAGCGGTGTCCGGAAGGCACGCGGAGCCGAGCGATTCGCAAAGCGGGCCGAAGAGATCATCGCCGAGATCGCAGCCGATGCCGACCTGAAGACGAAGATCCAGGCCTGCATCGACGCCGGGCCCGACTCCCTGACCGGTCTGAAGAGTCAGGTCACCGGCCTGCGTGCGATCGCCGACGTGGCGGCTGAGAAGTTCCCGAAGCCCGAACCGGCAGCAGCGCCTGAGGAAGCCTGAACCCGAGCACTCAACCCGAGGAGCAGAATGCAATGAGTGAGAAGAAACGTCCGCCCGCGGCTCCCAAAATGAGGGAGATCGGCGAGTTCAACCAGGTCCTGGCGGCTCTGGATGGTCTCGCCAGCCAGGAACCCCGATTCCTTCAGCAGGCAGCGAATGCCCTGAAGGCTCTGGAGAAGATCGAGTCCGACGGCAACAAGAAGCTGCGGTTCCACAATTACCTGAACTACGCCGACGGTGAATCGGTGGAGAAGCTGGAACGTGACCGGGCTCAGATCAAGCTCACCATGTCCAAGCTGCGCGGTGAGTATACCGAGCCCCTGGGCGAGGAGCTGCGCAAGAAGACCATCGCGGAGCTCAAGGACTATGCCGAGGCTCTCGGCCTGAACCCGGACGGACTGCCGAAGCGCAAGGCTGACATCATCGATCTGATCGAGAAGCAGTTCGCGGATGACGAGGGGGAGGGCTCGTAACACAGAACGGAACAGCGGGGTGGTAGCATGCAGGACATCACAGGCCTGAGCGAGGTCGTCTCTCATTACGGCCCCTGGGGAATCGTGGTCTACCTGATTCTCCGCGAAGGTGGCAATGTCATCGTGCGACTGATCAACGGCGACAGGCGAAAAGAAAACAACGGGAGCGGCACCATAAAGACGCTGGCCGATGCGCAGAAAGCCACCGCCGAGGTGATCGAGCAGCTCAACAGGGACGGTTCGGAGGCCCTGAAGGTCCACAAGGCTACGAATAGGGGTTGGCAGGTCGGTGTCGAGAAGCGTCTGGACAATCACAGTGAGCGCATTGATGAGGTGGATAATGGAGCGAGACAGGTGCGCGATCTGATGAACGGCCTGCTGATGGAGCACCGTACGCATCACCCCGAATCTCAAGTCGGGAGGGGATAATCATGATCTCCGAACTCGTGAGAGACGAGGAGGGGCGTCTCAGTAGTGCCAGGTGTTCGTTCTGGCTGACGCTGCTGGTGGCCCTGATCCTGATCGTGCTGGCAGCGCTGAAGATGGTGGAGATCTCGGCTGCAGCATATGCATTGCTTGGTACGATCTTCACCTTCACCTGCGCCTGGGCAGCGGGCCCGAGGATCGCGAAGTACGTCGGGCCCCAGATCGGCCGGGTGGTGGATGCGATCGGGAAGGCGAAGGATGATCGCCGGCTTCCGGATATCCGGCGGGATGACGAGAGCGGTCAGTGATGGCCCGGCTCACGTTTCACCCTGCGCTCCGACGGACGATCAGAAATGGAGCATGGCACGAGACGACCCGGGAGGATCGCCTCGGGGTGATGATTCACTTCGATGCCTCTGCCTCCGATGAGGGGGCGATAGCCTGGTTCCAGGATTCCCGCTGCCGGGTGAGCTACAACTACCTGGTCCTGGACGACGGCTCCTATGTTGAGATCGCTCCGCTCTCCGCCCGGGCCTGGCATGCAGGTGTGTGCCGGCCGTCTCATGACGGTCTCGCCTACAAGGATGCGAACTCCGCCTTCTACGGGATCGCCGCAGCTACCAACCTGAAGCACTCGGTTACCGGTCTGCAGCTGCTCACGATCGCCTACTTGGTGCGGAAGCTCTACCAGAAGCACAGTTGGAATCCCCTCGAGGTCTGGCGGATCGTCGGGCATTCGGATGAGTGCTGGCCGCGGGGGAGAAAGGTGGATCCGGTCGGTCTGGATCCGGATCGGCCGATCCTATCTGTGGAGGCGGTGCGGAACCTCGCGCCGATGATCGTGATATGAGATCCCGATTCTGGCCCGTCCTCACCGTGATCCTCGCCGCTCTCGTGGTCTGGGGAACCTTCGCTCGGGCCCGGAAGGAGAGCGAGATCCGCGCCTGGCAGCGTCAGGCGGCGCTGAACGACTCCCTGCACCAGATCGAAGCCGGCAGATACCAGCGGGCAGCCGTCGTCCTCGAGCGTGAACGAGACCTGCGGCACACGCTCCAGGACTCCCTTCCGGATCTGCACCGGGAGCTGCGGCGCCTGAGGGCGAACACGCGGGACTACATCAGCACGATCGCGCAGCTGCAGGACCTGGTGGCCGAGGGATCCGCGACGGACACTGTCTACGTCTCGCCGGCAACGGGCGACACAGTCCACCGGGTCGACTTCGAACACACCCAGCCGGGTATCCGGATCCAGGGCTTCACCATCACGCCTCCGCCGCGGTATCAGCTGCGGGCTCAGTTCGATCCCATCCCCATGCATATCGTGGTCTCGGAACTCCGCAACGGATCCCTGCAGGCCAACGTGGAGGTCCCCCCCTGGGTAGACATCAGTTCCCTCGATACCCGCATTGTGAGACGGCCGAAGTCCTGGCTGAGAAAGAACCACCCCTGGATCATGTCGGTCGGGCTGCTGGTGATCTGGGAGTGGATCCGGCCATTCTGACAGATATCTGACAGGGATTGTCATGACCGTGCGTTACTGTGCATGCCCTTGCGCAACCTGATCATCGGCGGGAGGCCTTTATTTCCTGCGCTCTGACGGCCGAATTCGATGTGAATCCGCATAGGTAAAGGATAGGCGAAAATGGCGGGTAGCATTTCTCCGGAGCAAGAGGTCGTGAGTTCGAATCTCGCCCGGGGTACCATCTAACTCTTTGACAGGTACGATGTTAAGCTGGGGCGCTCAGGGCGCGACAACCTGAGCGCCCTATTTTTCTGACGGATTTCTGACAGCCGGCGCAATGAATCCCACGTCGAAAACCACCCTTTCGGCCTCTGTCTGCAGGTGCTGATCGGTCAGGTGGCTGTAGTGTTTTTTTAGCACGGGCTCTGAAGTTCCAACGATTGAGGAGACTGTTGAAACCGGCACACCGCTTTCGAGCGCGCGGGTCACGTACGTGGCCTTGAAGGTATGCAGGGATCCCTTGATCGGAGGGGGCGGCTGCTCGCCGGCTTCCTGGGCCGCCTCCTCGTTCTTGCGGTTGATCCGATCGATCAGGCGAAGCAGGTGGCGCAGGGTAATCTTCCTGGTCGTAAAAGGTGCGGCGCCACCGAAGACGTACGGGCGGCTCTCGACGTGCCGCTGCAGGATCGTTCTCAGGGCCTCAGTGAGCGGGACCTTGCGGACCCGGCCGCCCTTGGCGTTGCGGACCTCAATGAAGTTCGGCCCTACATCTTCCCATTGCACAGCCAGTGCCTCAGATATCCGCATGCCGCTGTAGAGCAGGAAGAGCCAGAGATCCCGGTGCCGAGGATCCCCGCGGACCTGATCGAATATCTGGGCCAACATCGCATCGCTGAAGATGTACTTGCGTGCATCCTGGACGTTGAGCGAGATCCCGGTGGCCGGGTTCCTGGCGATGAGACCGTTTTTCAGAGCCCAGTTGAGGGCCGTGGTGATCACCCGCCTGTCCTGGTCGATGGTCGCCGACGACTTGCCGGCTTTCCGCCGTGAACCCAGGTATGCCTCGACGTGTTGGCGTGTTATCTGTCCGACGCGAGAAACGTCCAGGCGGCCGATGAATTTTGTCAGCGTCCTCTCGTCGAGCGAGGTTGTCTTCGGGTCTTTCTTCATCCGAGAGTAGCTGAGGTAGGCCTTCAGAAATTCCTCCACTTCCGGATTCTTCGGATACCCGAGGCCCCAGTGGATGATCTCATCCTCTTTCTGTGACCTGATCCTTTCTGCGATCCGCCTGTCCTTCGTCCCGGTGGATTTCCTCAAGCGCTTGCCAGTGGGGGAGAGCGCTGCCGGGATGTCGACATACCAGTACTTGCTCCGGGAGCACTTGTAGAGACCGACGTGGAGCATGTTATGGGATCATATACGTTGAATGAGCGATCACATATTCTCCTCTGCTTGAAGTATCGTTGCAGAGCTCTCCGTTGACTAATATGCTGGCGCGAACGCTTCCGGTGGCTCCTTTATTCTGGGCCATTACCTGAGCGAAAAATCCGCTTGAAGCTGTAAAGGATAGTTCCCATGGAAGATCGGCTTCGGCAATCTGCGCAGTGCCCCCATCAGGGTCAGTATATGTAAGCGAAACGGACACGGCTGATCCGGTTACGCTATATTGAAGTTCATAACTAGCGGGGCTGAGATCTATCAGCCCTGAAGAAATAGCTAAATATGCAAGAACACCTGCCAGAACGATGAATATCAATAGAGACAATGAACCGCCGAGCGAGAAGCTCTGCTGTGAGGGCTCATTGGCCTCCGGTTGAAGCCGTGATTCGTCGGTTCCTTCTCCCTCCAACATCGATCCGCAGTGCTTGCATTTGATGGCGTCGTCTTGGATTTCTTCTGCACAGTATGGACAGGTTTTCATTGAACGTCCTCCCTGTGATAGGCGTTATCGCGAAGAATTAACCCGCTTTCTGGGGGCGCGATCCATAACCGAATGTTACCCAGATGCTACTGGAATACATGTCGACTGTGATTCCGTATGCCGTCAAAGATCCTTCAAGGCGATGGTACCTGACGCTTATTGAAACAGGGGGCGCGAGAACGAGAAAGCCCGCACCATAACCCAGACCACCCTTCACAGTAAAACCTTCTTCATGATCGAATCTCCACCAGGCATAGTTGACTGTCGGGTGAACGAATATCCAGGAGTCGGAGTTTGCGGACCCCGCAGCCAGACACAATCCCGCCCATGCGACATTCTGAGACACCTTGTTGCCCGTGCCCGAGACCGAGCGAGAATGGGACCCGTCATAGCCGGCGATGAATCCGAAGGTTCGACCCCAGAACATTGCCTGACTGCTGATGGAGAAGCCGGTATCCACTTTAACGTCTTCCCCGGTCTCGTCCGAGCATATGTTCCCGAAGGTTGCACCCAGGGTGATGGTTGATGCCGCTAAAGTGCCGACAGTGTCAGGAATGGCAGATTGTGCGGCAACCGAGAGGGGCAACATTAATGACACGAGAAGCGTAGATGTATACCTCATGATTTCCTTATCGGATCCTCACAGTATTGGAGTGCCTACCAGAACAGCCTTTCTCCATCCTTCCCATTCGCGGTAATCCCTGAATGCATCGTCTCCGTAGTAGAGCCAGATGGCCGATCCTCCGGGATCCTTATAGGTGAGCGGAGAGAGATTGGTGCAGCTGACACCCCCGTAGCTGGTGCCGTTGTATCCGTTATGCCACCAGACAGCTCCGAGGGATCCCACCTTCTGATAGAACGTTCGGTAGATTCCCGTGATGTCAATCGACGTCGATGCTCCATTAGACCAGAAGTATGTGTAGTTCCCGCTCAGGGTCATTGAGAATGCGAGTTTGTCATCTTCTGGCCAGGTGTCCGGTCCGTTGTAGTACTCAACGGCTGTCGATTCTAACGAAACGACGATCGAGTCGATGCCTACGCTGTCGATCAGGGCATAGGTGGCAGTCCAATCGTATTCGGTGAGATCGTGGAAGAAATACAGGGGGGAACTGAGGTTGAGATCCCCGGCAGAAACATGAACGTTTGTTTCGATTTCAGAGCCCGACATCAAGGTGTCACCAGCGATTGATATGAATTCATGATCGGTTGTGATCTCTACGTCCCCACCCGTCCAGATCACTGCATTGCCATACTGATCCTCACACGTGATCCAGTCTGACAGAACCAAGGGCTGATCCACGAAAGCTCGTATCGAATTGACATCGATATCAAGTTCTGCCGGCGGGCCTGGCTCGGCCGTTGCCTCGAAGGTTTCATACACGACCGGGGTTCCGTCCGAGCGAACTGCGCGGGCCTGCATACGCTGGGCTCCGGCGGTCACTCCGAGCGCCCAGAGATCTGCAGCCCTCCCCAATGTGTCGGTCAGGGCGCTGCCGGCGTAGACGGATCCGCCGCCCTCGGTAACCACGAAATTAATCAGGACGCCGGGGATTGGATTCCCGATATCCTGCGCCCCCCCAGGCGCCCGCACCTCCACGATGCAGGCGTCGGGGAGCGTGTCTGTTACGGCCGCAATCTGGCCATTGCCCTGGATGATGCTCAGGTTTACTCCCTGAGCGAGGATGGCATCGGTGTCGGGCCCGGGGTTAGTTGGGTTTGATTCTGATGAACATGAAATGAGAAGAATAGTCGCGGTAATCAGTGGTAACGCCTTCATGGTCTCCCTTCCAGATCGTTCGGATTCCGGTTTTCAGTGGTATTGTTCTCTTGAGTGCCATCACCCCCCGTAATTGATAGTCAGGAGAATATGCGGCCGACTTGGCCGCCGCCTCAGCCACCCTCCTTTTCTGTTTCGGTCTTTCGCTTGATGTCGGATAAGAAATTTTCAAGGGCGCGCTGGCCGCCCTGCTCTGCGGCCTGTCTGATGTAGTCGGCTACTTCTTCTGAGACGCGGCCACCTCCGACTGAGATCTGAATGCCTTCGTATTCGGCGATGATCTCGGCCATGGGGATATCAAGTGCTTCAGCGACTGCCTGAAGCTGGGGCCAGTCCGGGAATGTATGCCCGCGCTCCCAGGAACTGATGGTCTCTGCTCGTATTCCTGAGAGAGCTGCCAATTCCTTTGCCAAGAGCCCGTGCTTGTTTCGCAGCCGTCGAATTGCATCGCCCATTCGCTGCTTCTCTTCTGGGCTCATAATCTTGGTGTCCTTGCGCTTTTCGGGCATGCGGTAATACTCACCGAGATTTCGCTGATGCGCAAGAAGCAAGCCGGGCAATTCAGTCACCCCTGAAATGAATTTCCACTGCCGCCATTTTTCACTTGCGCGCACGCGTAAGTTACTTTAGACTGCGCCGTAGCTATGAAAACTACGACAGAACAATTCATCGGAACGCGCGAGGCCGCGGAAATCATCGGCATGTCCCAGCGTTGGGTTCAGGTCGAATCCAAGCAGGGGGGCCGGCTCCACCACCTCGCGCACAATGTCGATGCTGGTCGCTGGTTCGTCTACCTCCGCTCCGACATCGAGGCTTTCGCGGAGGAATACCGGGCGGCCACTGAGCCTCAACCTGTCTGACACCCTCCGGGGTGTCAACGGCACTCCAGCGTGAGGAGGTGCCACGATGAAACATACTGATGAGGAACTCGCCCGGATGCTCGCCTCGAAGGCGCGGCGCCCAGACCTTCCAACCGTCAAGCGGGTTATCCAGGAGGAGTGGGGCAGCACACTCTCGCGCGATATCATCATGCATGTCCTTGGCGTTTCCCGCCGAACTGCCTACCGCCTCTACGAACCTGACCAGCCGCCGCCGCACCCCTTCCAGATCCTCGAACTACACCTGCGCCTCGAACTCCCCCAAATCATGAACGCCTTCTACCGGGACATGGGATTGCCCTGGTGGACGGTGCCGAGAGTCATCTGGGAGAACAGCGTGGATCCGGAGGCGCGGGCCCGGATCGAACTGGAGGGTATGCAAAGCGCAGATGATCAGGCGCGCACCGTCGAGGAGGTCCTGGCCGACAACGTAGTCACCGAGGATGAGGGCCGCCTGGTGGATCGGGTGACCGAGGAGGCCCACCGTGCGATTGCCCGCATGGGATCCCTGGCGAAGGTCGAACGATGACCTGGGCTCAGCGGATATGGAGGGAGATCAGGCGGGCGTGGAAACGGGCCCGCCTGGTGGCTGGCGGGGCATCCGCAATCGAACGGGCGACCCGGGCCTACGTCAACAGCCGGGAATACCGGGAGGCACGAGCGTGACGCAGAAGTGGTTCAGCCTCAAAGAGACCGCGAAGCACTTCGGCATAAGCGTTGACACCGTTCGTCGCTGGCGGCTGAGAGGTCTCATACCGTCAGAGGCGATGATAGAGGTGGGGGGGTTCCGCAAGTACGACATCAGAGAGATCGAGAAACACCTGACGACGAAAAGGCGCCGAGGCCGACCATCGACTCCGGCGCTGCAATCCCTAGCGTGAGGGGAGAACGATGACAGAGGCAACTTCAACACTCCCGGTTCCTGCGGAGCTCCAGCATGCTCCCTCGGACGAGGAGATACAGCAGATCCGGAAGCGCGGCACCGCAGTAGTCGCGTACCGGAAGGAAGTGAACGAGATCTTCCGAACACTCGAGGGGATGGAGTGGGGATCCGGGACGAGTGCCGTAAGGGGAACTCAGTTCTCAGAGCAGACGCGGTATGCCCTGGCGGTGTTCTGCCGGATCACCGGTGCGAACCCACTCACCCAGGTCGATATCTTGGGAGGCAAGCCCTACCTGAACGCGGCGTTCTGGTCCGACAAGATCAACCGGAGCCCACACTTCCACCACTTCGATCAACGCGATCTCTCGCCCTCAGTACAGGCAGCCCACGAGGACAAGGCGAAGCAGCTGCGAGAGATGGCGAAGGAGATCAAACCGACTGACGAGGCAAAGGCCGCGGAGTACACCACCCGGGCATTCGAAGCCGAGGAGATGGCCGAGGAAATCCGGGACGCACGTGTCAGCTGGAGCCCACCGGCATGGGCGGAGGTGGTGATTGAGACCTCGATCTACCGGTTCATCGACGCCGCTCCCCTCGAGAAGATCCGCGCCGGTGAGATCACCGATCTCAATTCCTGGCTCATCTGCGTGCGTGAATGCAACTGGGCTGGTGGGCGACCGAAGGAGAAGAAGAAGAACCGGCAGACCGGGAAGGAATACGAGTATCAGCCGGATCCGGTCGGTAACGCCGAACCTGCAAAGACGGCACGGACGCGGAGCCTGCGTCGGGCCTCCACCCGGGCATTCGCTGCCTGGGGGCAGGACTACGAACAGCAGGTCCGGAAGGCCGAGGAAGCGATCGAGGCCGAATTCGAGATCATCACCAACGGGAATACAGACGGAGCGCCAGCCGCTGGCGAGCCTCAGGCGGTACACACCGGCAACGGTGAGCCCGAGGCAGCGAGAGAGGAGGGGGCGGTCGATCTCCCGGAGACCGGGAGGATCTCCGAGGAGCAGGAAGAGCCTGAGGCCGCTCCCTCCGAACCGGAAGCCTCCGAGCCCTCCTGGAATGAGGAGGACGACCGAAAACGCCTCTTCGCAACACTGCGAGAGGCGGGGATCGAGGACCGGAAGGCCTGGCAGGCCGAGCATGGGCTTCCCGAATCCACGAAGGACTGGGGCCCGGATGAGTACCAGCGGGCCTTTCAGGAACTCACAGCGGGGCCGATCTCAATGTTCAAGGACGGTTGTGAGGTCCTCGGTCTGGATCCCGCCGCAGTTGCCCAGGAGGTTCTCGGCCACGAGCCCGACACCCTGAAGGACTACAACCTCCTCAACAACCACCTCGCGACCCTGGCAGACGGGGAAGCCCAGCAGGACCTCCTGTCATGAGGGGGGCAGCCACTTCCGACCTCCACCTGGGATTCCGGGCGTTTTCGGCCATGATCGACGGCCGGAATGCCCGGGAGGTGGATGTCGAGCGCGCATGGGCGCAGGCGGTCGATCGGATCTGTGAGGCAGGTCCGGACTTCGTGGGGATCCCCGGGGATGTCTTCCACCATCCCCGGGTCGGAATCCACTCCGTGAAGGCCTGGCGGAACGGGATTCTCCGGATAGTAGAGGAGACCGAGGCGGAGATCGTCATCGTGCAGGGCAACCACGATGCGGCGAAGACCTCCGAGACCCTCTCACCGATCGTGATCCCGGATGATTACGCCCGGGTTCATATCCTGACCGAGCCTGGCCGGGTACGGTTCGAGACGTCCACCGGTGAGAAGGTGGCGGTGGCATGTTTTCCCTTCGTGAAGCTCGGCCAAGAGTTCTCCTACAAGCTCGAGCCCGCAGATGATGCGGACACGAACATCCTACTCCTGCACGCCGCGGTAAAGACCTCTGTCGACGGAAAGGCACTACCCCATTTCTACGGAGGGGCAGGAGCCCTCGACATGGGCCGGGAAGCCGACCGCTGGGATGCGATCATCGTCGGCGATTACCACGAGTACACCCAGCTGGTTCCCGACCGGATCGTTCTCTACCCCGGTTCACTCGAACGGACCTCCTCGAATATCTGGAACGAGCATGATCCGAAGGGCCTGGTGTTCTTCGACACGGCGAACCAGACGCACGAGTTCGTGACGGTCTCCACCAGGGAGATGGTCGACCATGTCTTCAGATCGAACGAGGAGGAAGACGAGGATTACGTCTACATCGACGCGATCGACGCTGAGAGCGTGAACTCGGAACTCCTCCGCCTCCTCGATGGAGGGTACATCCCCGAGGACAGCATCTTCCGCGTCAAGGTCGACAACTTCCCCCGCGGCGATCGCGACCAGATCGACTGGAAGCTGGTCCGCGAACTCAAAGCCCACTGCCTCCACTTCTATCTCGATCTCCGATACGCAGAGCGCACAGCAACCGATCTCGGCGACCGCCGGGACGGGGCGGGGCGTTCCCTACGCGACGAGGCCGTGGCCTTCCTCGAGGAAGACCCGCCGGAGGTCCGGGACTGCGCCATGGGCTACCTCTTCCCACCGGAGGAGGAGACGGAGGAGGTGCCGGCATGAAGCTGATCAGCTTGAAGCTGGAGAACTTCCGCCAGCACGCGGATACCGAGATCACCTTTCCGATTACCGGACTGACCGGGATCCTCGGAGCGAACGAGAGCGGGAAGAGCACGGTCGTCGAGGCAGTCGAGTGGATCCTGTTCGGCGCCCGGGCCACCCGGGGAACGGTGAAGAGCATCCGCTGGACCGGCGCCACAGGCCGTCAGATCGCCCGTGGCGAGCTCGTGTTCGAAGTGGGCGGGACGGTCTACCGCTGCAAGCGCACCGAGAATGACGCCTCGCTGAAGATCGAGGGCCAGGCGACACCTGTCGCCGCGAGCATCAGCGGTGTTGATTCGATGATCCCCCGGATCCTTGGGATGGACCTCGACGAGTTCAGCGCCACCTACCTCTGCCGGCAGAAAGATCTGAACCGGCTCTCCATCATGGGCGGTACCGATCGGAAGCAGTTCGTGCTGAAGCTCATGGGGGTGGGGAAGGTCGACCAGGCGCTGAGATCCTGCAGGGCGACGAAGAACGCCCTGAAGAACGAGGTGCAGGGATTGAAGGAGGGCCTCGGGGAACGGGAGCCGCTCGAGGAGGAGAAGCGGGTGGCCCAGGCTGTGGAGGCTGCCGAACAGTCTGCACACCACGAAGCGGAACAGAAAGTAACCGACACCGAGGTTCAGTACACCTCGGCGAAGGAAGCCCTCGATACTTCCACGGAGAAGCAGAACCAGCACCGGGAACTGGAGCAGAAGCGCACCCAGGCATCGGGCGAGATCAACTCTGCCGAGCGTGAGCTCACCCGCCTGAGGAACGATGAAGAGAAGGCCACGGAGGCCCGGGAGAGGGTTGCGAAGGCGGACGAGCAGCTGGCCGACCTGAAGATCCTGCGAGAGGAACGCGACTCGATCAGGGAGGCGAAGGCTAGAGCCAACGAGCGGATCCGCCTGCAGAAGTTGATCGACGAACAGACCTCCGAGATCTCCGCCCTGAAGGAAAAGGCAGACGAGTTCGCGGGATCGATACCAGAGGAACCGATGGCAAATCTCATCGGTCTCTCTGAGGCCCAGCAGGAACTCCCCGTCCTCCAGGAGGACCGAAAGACCCGTCTGATTGAGGCGGAGAAAGCACGAGCAGTAGCTCTCTCGAGGAGTGAAGAAATCGGGAAGCAGCTGCAGACGATATCAGCTCTCGGCCCTGACGGAGAATGCCCAACCTGCACGAAAGTGATCGGCGAGGATTACGACACTATCCACTCTGCTCTGAGCGAGATCGTCACCCAGGCGGAGAAGGATGCGATCGACCTGCAGAAGAAGATCGATTCCCTGAAATCTCCGACCGACGAGGAGATGGAGCTCCAGGCTCGTATCGAGGAGCTGCAGGAACGGGCTGCAGCCGTGAAGCAGGCTCGTGAGAAGCGGGAGCAGATCACCACCCGCATCCGGGAGATTCAGGAAGAGGTCACCCGAAAGGAGCAGGTCCTCTCTGAGAACCGCAACGAGCTCGCCGGTATGCCTGGCGGGGCCTACAACCAGGACCGGCTCACCGAGGTTGAAACCCGGATCCAGAACCTCGAAAAGCTCGAGGAGCAGGTCCGGGCGGACCGATCGCTTGCCGACCGCCTTCCCTCCATCCAGGAGGAGAAGCAGCGCAGGACGAAGCAGGTCGATCTCGGCCAGGAGGTTATTACCGAGGTCAACCGGGATATCGAGGTGCTCGGATTCAATGCCGAGAGACATCAAGAGATCTTCCGGGACACGGAGAAAGCGCGAGAGGACCTGACCGGGGCGAAGACTGCCCGGGCCCGGGCCGAGGAGGCTCTGAAGGGGGCCCGCGACCGCCTGGAGAGGGCAGAGAAGGCCCTGCAGGGCTACGACGAGCGCGCGGAATCCCTGAATGCGAAGCAGGAGTCCCTACGGATACACGAGCGCGCCTCCGAGCGTCTGGCGGACTTCAGGACCGCCATGGCCGCCTCGATCCGCCCCGAACTCGAGGAACTCACCAGCGGATTCATCCACATTCTCACAGACGGCCGTCACGAGGCGGTCACGCTGACGGAGGAATTCGACGTCGTGCTGCAGGAAGGCGGCCTCGATATGGAGGTCGTCTCCGGTGGCACCGAGGACATCTCCTCAATCGCCCTGCGCCTGGCGATCAGTCAGATGATCGCCGAGCGGGCCGGTCACCCTCTCTCCTTGCTCGTGTTTGATGAGCCTTTCGGATCCCTCGACGAGACCCGCCGGCGGAACGTCACCGACCTGCTGGATCGCCTAAAGGCAACCTTCGAGCAGGTCCTGGTGGTGACGCACGTCGACGAGGTCAAGAACACGGTCGACCAGGTCTTGCTGGTGGAATTCGACGAATCGAAAAGCCGGAGCCAGGTGATGGCGGACTGGGCGATGGAAGTCCCCGGGGAACCTGAGGAAGTCCCGGAGCAGACGCAGGAAACCGCCGAGCTCGTGAGCGAGTCGGCATGAGTGACGCGGGGGCACAACTCACTGAGGTAGTCCTGTTGAAACGGAACAGCGGCGGTTCCGGTGCCCCCGCACAGAAAAACCAGGGGGGCGGCGGGTCTAGAGCAGGCCTCAGCGGGCCTGTCCGGAAACGACCGGGGACCGTCCCCCGCCACAAACAAACGGGGAGCGGCGCTCAGGGAAAGCCGAGCACCTATTGTCAGGCCAGAGACTGGCTCGGCGCGCTGCTCCCCGTAGGAACGAGGAAGGGACAATGAAATGGCGAACTTTCGATCGGGCCGGCTGGGCGACAATCGTCTTCGCCGTCCTGTACTTCGGCTGGCAGGCGTTTCTCCGATGACCTGGCCGCTCTGGGTGCGTCTCGTCGTCTCTGCCGGCCTCCTCCTCATTGCTACGGGCGCCGGTCTGGCTCTGCGGTCAACCATCAATCGGAAGAGGTGACCACATGAAACGAATCCTGCGTGCTCTCGGGCGGGCGCTTAAGCGTATCGGTGTATTCGCGGAACGAGTAGGTGCCTTCGTAGCCGCTGCATTCCCCTGGATCATGCTCGGGGTGATGATCACCGGTATCGGCTGGTTCGTGACGAGTGGCATCAAGGTGCCTGCATGGGCGGCTTTTCTGTGCTTCATGGTCGGTGGCATTTTCGGGCTTCTGATTGCCTCAATGTGTGCCGTATCTGGCCGGGCCGATGATCATCTGTTCCGAGTCATCAAACACGGTCCGGAGAAGAGCGAAGAAATCCGGGAAGCGCTCGGGATCGGCGCCTGATGCGGGACAGCAAATCAGAGCTGAGGGTGCTGTGGACCTTTTTCAGGGTCGCAATGGTTGGGGTTTTAACCCTGCTCGCCTTGAAAAACATGATCATTGGCAACCTCGATGGGGCAACCCTCGACTGCGTGATCATCCTGATGCTATCGCAGGGATTTAAGGAGGCATCGTGAGCCGCCGGCGAAGGCGCAAGAAGATCTTCACCTGCAATCACAAGGGCTTCGGGAAGTACTGCCATCGGTGCTGGCAGCGGGAGGGCGTGAAGAAGGGCCGCAAGCCGAGGGATCCGGATGCCTGAAGTCGCCGCCCAGCTGGACATGGAATTCGCGGTCGTGACCGATGGTCCTCCGCCGCCGAATCCGAAGTGGCGAGAGGGGACTGCGAAGTACGAACTCTACTGGCTTCTGCGCAACTACTGGCCCGAGTGGTGCCCGGTCAGCCGCATCCAGGAAATCACCAGCAAGTATACCCAGCGCTTCAACAACGCTGGCGAGATGAACGACTACTTCCGCCCGCTCGGGTGGGAGATTCGTAACCGTGAAGACAAGAGCCGGAACCTGTCCTGGTACCGGTTTGAGAGGATCTGCTGATGACAGCTGCAACCATGCCACTTGAAGGAGACCGGGTTGTCCTGGCAGGCGATAGCCGGGTGCTACGGGTGTTCTCGCTGGTGGAGGAAGACGGCGAGGTCATCGGGGTCAACCTCTACGATACCTGGCGTGCGCCGAAGCCGGTCGGATTCATCCGACTCGATGACCTGGAATATGATCCTGTCCCTGTTCTCCACCGTGGCCTTGCGACAAAGATGGGGCCGGCGCGGTGATGACCATCCAGTCCGACATCTTCGTCGGCCAGGAGGTTACCTCCCTCACCTTCAACCTGCCTATTCCCCCGCGACCGTGGGCCCGCACAGGCGGCCAGGGGAAGCGACGGTTCACTCCTGAGCACCTGCGCGAGTACTACAAGACGATCGCGTACTACGCCACGACTCAGCTGCAGCCGGGCTGGCGGGAATTCACCGAGCCCTGCACTCTCACGATCTATCTCAACCCTGAATACGCACAGATCCACGTCACTCGGGATCTCCGCCTGAGACGGCTTCTGCGCGGGGATCTCTCCAACTACGTGAAGAGCATCGAGGACGGCCTGCAGGGCGTGCTCTGGCAGAACGATCGCCAGATCGCCCGCCTGATCGTCGAGGAAGTCGACGTGCCCCTCGAAGATTTCAAACCTTCAGAAAGCGAGGCTGACTGAATGTTCCGACAGAACGCACGTGTTCGCTGCCAGATCGGTGATCCGAAGGCAACGCATGGGAAAGAGCACCTGCAGCAGGTGATCCCCTGCGTATTCACCGTTCCGCTCTCCGAGGCCCAGGATCAGCTGGGTATCCCGATACACGATTTCATCGACGGCCTCGAGGGCCACATGACCAATCCTCACGTTCAGGGAAAACTCCCCGTCGACGATGAAGATGAACCGAAGGTCTTCGAGGTTCTGATCTGGGGAGCCTCTGACAACGACCTCGAGCAGGAGGAGTACTACAACCAGAGCCCCCTCCAGCTCGACGACGCGACGCTGAGTCGCTTCACGGCCTATCCGACGAAGGCTTACGAGGGCTCGGTCGCGATCAAGGCCTACGTCACAGTGCCCTACCGAAGTGAGGCCCTGGCGGGGAAGATCGACAAGCTGGCCGGCGAGTCGGTTCGGATGCAGCTGACAGAGCTCCAGACAGAGCTCGAGCTGAGGGAATAATGCCCCTCTCAGCCCGGATACGATACGCCACGGGCGCCGATACCTTCGAGGTCCTCAGCGACTTCAACAAGAAGGCGAACGAGGCCTGGAAGGCGGCTGTGCCGCTCACACACCGCCGCTGGAGCGAAGAGGACTATCGCTGGACCTTCAGCCTCGACTACTACCCCCAGGTCGAACGGATCCTCCTGAGCTTCTACGACCACGTGACGAAGGAGATGGTCCTACCGACCGGGGAGGTGGAGGTCACAGACCTGATCACTGGTGAGGTGACAACCCAGGGGAACCTCTTCACGTGACCGCCACCTACGGCACCCTCTGCGCCTGGCTCGGGGATTTCGCGAAGGAGATGATGGTTGCCACGACGCCATTCAGGCGGCGAGAGCTCATGACCAACATCAGCACTCGGGCCCGGAGGGATGGATTCACAGAGGACGAGATCGATCACATTCGCGTACTGGCCGTCCGGGAATTGAGGCGGATCCAGCGAAGCGGCACCCCGGGGCGGAAGTCGTCGGGTAGACCACAGAGCATTCCAGGGGAGGAATGATGCCGACCAAGATCGAATGGACCGAGGAAACCTGGAACCCCGTCACCGGATGCACGAAGGTCTCTGCCGGCTGCCAGAACTGCTATGCCGAGCGCATGGCGAAGCGGCTGGCAGGGAGGTATGGATATCCGGCCGATGATCCTTTCCGGGTGACGCTGCAAGAGGACCAGCTGAGTAAGCCACTCTCCTGGCGGAAGCCCCGGATGGTCTTCGTCTGCAGCATGGGGGATCTGTTCCACCCGGACGTGCCGGACGAGTACATCACTCAAATCTTTGATGTGATGGCAAAAGCACGTTGGTACAGGCAAACGTTTCAAGTTCTCACTAAGAGACCGGAAAGAATGAGGGAGCATCTACTCGCTCGTAAGGCACTAACTGCGCCCAACGTCTGGCTAGGTGTAACGGCCGAGAACCAGGAGACCGCCGACCAGCGTATACCAATCCTGCTCCAAACCCCGGCCGCGGTCAGGTTCGTGTCGTGCGAGCCGCTGCTGGGGTCGTTGGACTTGGCAGAGGGCGGACACGGGTGGCTATTCGTCACTGACTTAACAGACGGCAGACGCACCCATCTCGATTGGGTGATCGTCGGCGGTGAGTCGGGACCGAAGGCCCGGCCGGCTCACCCGGATTGGTTTCGCTCTATCCGCGATCAATGCCAGTCCGCCGGGGTGCCGTTCTTCTTCAAGCAGTGGGGTGAGTGGATTCCAGTAGATGAAGTGCCGAGCGGATATGCCCACTACAACGACGTAAAAACGCCGGGCAAAGGCGGTCACGTCAGACGTTCGCGGCTGGTCGATGATGTGCTGATGGTACGTGTCGGTAAAAAGGCCGCCGACCGCATACTCGACGGCCGCACCTGGGACGAATTCCCGAACACTGGAGAGGAGCAGCGGTAGGGACGTGGCTCGGAATAAATCACCGGCATTCCAGTTCTACCCGAAGGACTACCAGGCTGATGAGAATGTCCGGCTGATGTCGCCGGCAGAGCGGGGGTGGTACGTGGACCTGATGTGCTTCGAGTGGATTGAGGGATCCATTCCGGATGACCCGGACGAACTCGCCCGGCTGGTCGGGGCACAACCCACTCAGTTCCGAAAGGCATGGGAACGAATCGGTCCCTGCTTCAAGAAAAAGCCCCGTGTTGAGGGTCGCCTAATCCATCCACGACTCGCTCATGAACGAAACGTGCAACGTAAACGGCGCGAAAAACTCTCAAGCGCAGGAAGAAAGGGGGCGGAAAAGGTGTGGGGCAACTCTGCGCAGGGTAAAAAGATAGATGGCCACGCCACCGAAAGGCCTATGGCCTCCGATGGCTCTTCATCTTCATCTGCTTCTTCTACTGCTATTAAAGATAGATATACGGATCATTTTGAAGAATTCTGGTCAACCTACCCTCGTCGCCTCGGTGGCAATCCGAAGAAGCTCGCTTTCAAAGCCTGGACCGCCCGGCTCAGGGAGGGAATCAACCCCGCCGATCTGATCACCGCCGCGAAGGTTTATGCCCGCGACTGTGATCGCAACGGTCGTATCGGGACGGAATTCGTCATGCAGGCAGGTACGTTCCTGGGGCCGAATGAACGATGGAAGGAATACCTAGAGATGGCCGGCCAGGAACGAGAGCGGGTCCAGAGGCAGGTTGAGGAATCAAAGCCACTGCCGGAGATCTCCAAAGAGGAAAGGGCGGGGCAACTGCAGGCGATACGTGAGGCCAAGGAAAAGATCGGGGTGCCGAGATGACCTGCGAAACCCCCGGTTGCCCGCACCACCAGGCGTGGGAGGTCACCACGGCCGACGGCTGGATCCGGCGGATATGTCAGCATTGCTACGAAACCGAAGGATGGAACCGACCAGGGGCAGGAGGGAAAGCTGTGCCGATCGAGGGGATAGACCGCCCGGAATTGATCAAGCAGGGACGAAAATGGCATTACACGACCGAGGCTGTGCAGGAACTCAACCGGCTGCACGAAGAATGCGGGACATGGCAGCTGGTGGCCGATCGTCTGAGCCTGTCGATCAGCGACATCAACAATTACCTCCACCGGCTCCGGGAGAAGGGGTTTGAGGTGGAGTCGGGGCGTAGGAGGGGAGGCGCGCCGAAGGTCAGCGAGACCAGCAGACGAAAGGTTATGTCCCGGGGCGCCCAGGCGAGCCTGAACGATGCCAGCGCGGCCAAAGTGGTCGTCGAAATCACGTGCCCGCACTGCAAGCGGCACCTGCGAACGACCCTGTCATCCAGCAAGGTGGTGGGAATCCATGCCGACTGACCTCACCGTCGTGGCAGAGATCCGCTCGGAGGCCTTCAAGGCCTGGCTACGGGAACACAAGCACTGGTGCCAGCGGTGTGGATCGATACGGGCGAGTGAGTTCGCACATCCCCCGCGTCGCCGGCCTTGGATCGGGATGGTCAATGGGACCTTCAGCCCGTCAAAGGCGAAAGCCAGCGACCTGGGCGGCCTGCATCTGTGCATCTACTGCCACCGCGAAGAGACCGATGATCCCCGCGGAGCCTGGCCGGATCCCCGTGTCAGAGACCGAATCGCCCTGCAGAACCTTCTCGAATACGCCGAGACACTGGATCCCGGCCGGGACCTGGAAGCCGAGTTCATGGAGCACCTGCAGCAGCTGATAGTGGAGATGGAGGGATCAGGGCAATGAGCCTTCTGAGAGATTTAACAGAGGGGATAAATCGCAAGTGTCTCAACATCATCCCAGGCAAGACGGGACGCGCCTTAAATGTCTTCGCCAACTGTCGGGAAGAACTGTGCTCGTTGGATTATTTGACCGACCTCCTGCTCAATGATGATCGAGAATCGCCCGAGTCGCTTGCGCTGATACTCTCAAAGATTGGGCGCACGAAAGACGCTCTCCAGGCAAAGCTGACGGCACTCAAAGAGGAGCCCGACCATGACTGAGCCAGCAGGGAAGCCGGAGCGGCTTTGCAGAACGTGCGAAGCATACAGAGTATCACCGGACGGTGATGAGGGGTGTTCTGACCGGCGGACCAACTTTCAGTTTGCGTGGTATCTTGATGAAGATCCCGTGACCTGCCCCTATTGGCGTGTTCCCACCCCCGAAGCAGGGAAGCCGGAGCGGTGCGTCCACATGCACGCCGACGGTATCTGCGAGAAGCCCGATAATCTGACGTATGGACTCACCTGCCGAGAGAACAATCGCCCGTATTGCCCGGACTACACCCCCGAAGCCGTGGAGCCGGAGCGGAGAGAGTGGTGGTGTGCCCACTGCCGAGTATGGGTTCCGCCCGAGCGAGTGACCTATGAAGAGGTGCATGAGGATTGCGGATTCCCCGTATATCCAACGCCAGACCCCACCCCTTGGCCCGGCTTCCCGGGCCTAACACCGTGTCGTTTTTATTCGCATTCGGGACACTTTAACCTGTGCTTTATTGCGGATGAGGCGTCTCTGTGTGTTGACCCACACAACTGCACTGACTATGAGCCCACCCCCGAAGCCGGGGAGCCGGAAGAGAAAACACTTGGTTGGCTGCGGACTGGTTCCACTCCAGAGTTAAGAGCTTCCGCTGCTTCACCAGAGCCGGGGGGAGAGGGGTTGGACGTGCTTCGCATGATGGGGGGAGAGGTCTGGAGGGCAATCAGGGGAGCCATAAAGTCAACGATTGATGCACACGGCCCCATCACAGAAGAATACATCGAGAGCGCCGTGAAGAGAATTGCAGGACAACTTGCCGCCTTCAATCCCTACGACGTTTTCAAGGAAAACGCCACCCTCACCGAGCGGGTACGGGAACTGGAGGGGGCGCTGGAACAAATAACCCTGAAGGATGCTCATTCTATTAGCGAAAGTATGGACATGAAAGCAATCGCCCGCGCTGCTCTACCCCCTAAGGAAGGTGAGGAGAGATGAAGTGTGAAGATTGCGTTTATTTCAGATTTGAACGGGAGCAGTGGGGGCGGTGTCACAGATATCCCAAGCAACCGGGAGTAAAGTGGCCGCAAGTGAAGTGTCACGATTTTTGTGGAGAGTATGAAGCCGCCACCCCCGAAGAGGAGGGCTGAGAAGATGGCAGGAGAAAACCTACACACACCATGCATTCTGACAATAACACCGACTCAGCACGACGGGGTGTTGGTCAACGAATGGCACGTAACAGATGACAATAGCTACACACGCACCCGAGAGTTTGAGAGCGGGGATGAGTTTCTGGAGTGGATAAACGAATGGTGGAAATAGCCCAGCCCCACAGAGAGGAGGGTGAGTGAGATGACAGAGATGAAGCGGTTTGGATTGCGAATCGCTCTCTGGGTTGCTGATGTGATCCTGAGAGGTGAGTTGGAGCCTGATGAGCGGGACGGTCTGAAGCACATTCGGACTCATCTTCACGTCACAAGGTTTGAGGAGAGTGAGCCCGACCATGCCTGATGCAGAGAGAGTGGAAGAGATACGGCATCACGTTGAGACATTCAGAATACACTCAAGAGACGTATTGGGTCGAGAAGAACTACACGGTGAAGTGCTGATGTTGGCAGACCTCCTCACCGCCCTCGACGAGTGCGAGAGAATGAAAAACAAGGTCGCTGATATCGGTGCAAAGGCGATTGCCGAGCGTGATAGCCTGCGGAGAGTGCGGGACGCTGGCAAGAATTACCGGGAAGCGGAACTGGACTTCAACAGGCGGCGATCAGACATCGACGATGCTGATTTCGATGATCTTTATAACCACCTTGTTCTGGCGGAAGAGGAGTTTGACGCCGAACTCACCCGCCACAACACCGAACACCCGGAGGGGTAGAATGGCAAACACGCGACTGATGATCCGCAGATATTGGGATGCCAAGATCGCCATACTGAAGACCGCCCGCGCCGCGACCAACGTGGCTCATGCGCTAGAACGCAACGTGCGTGCGAGCAAGGTGGTGGCAATGGCCATGTTCATTCTGCGCCTGGGCCGTGGCGGGGAGCGAAAGCTATTACAGCCCGGACACCAGGAGGGGTAAGGGTGACCCGCGACCGCTCCTATACGTCCAACGAGCAGTACATCTTCCAGATGTGCGGAGTCGAGTCCTGGGCGGAACTATGGGAGCGGAAGACGGACATCGAGGTTGTGGCCGCCATGCTGGCCGAGGGTATAATCAGTGAGGCGGCACTGCGAGGGCGTATGATTGTCGAGAGGGTATCGCGGGCAGAGGTCAGGCGGGAAGAGATTCGGCGGATCGCCAAGGAACTCAACATGAGCATAGCGTCCGTGAGGGCGTGCGCATATCGATAGGAGCGGGAGATGAAGGAACCGACGATAACAACGAGCGAATGGGCGCTCACAGAGGAACAACTGAAATCTCTTGGCGGGAAACCGATCACAATAGAAGGCGGGTTTGAAGCCACCCCAGACAGCTTACGCGCCAAGTTGGACAAGAGCCGAGGTCGAGATCTTGAAATAACGGTCGATATTACTCCGCGCATTCTGCGCCTACTGGCACGGCTCAAGATCGTGCCCCGCCGCTGGGCTACGATAGACGTGATGGTCGAGCAGGCAGGTATCACCGATGAATCATTCGATGTTGTTGTGACTGGCCAGCCGAGAAACGAATGGCGCATCAAGTGGCATTGGTAGGAGGATAATCGCAATGAAAGAATTGAAGATCGGCGGCTGGACGTTCACAAAGCCCGGAGGAAGATGGCTCGTTGTGGGTGCGGCGAAAGATCCCATCCCCGCCACCATTCCCGACTCGGTTCTTGATGAGGTATATGATATGACCGAAAGGCTGAAGCGATGGGAGACGGCAGAGGGGCTCACGGAGCTTTCCGCCGATATCGCGGCAACAAAAGGCATCAGCCCCGAGACAGTAGCAGAGACATTCAGGCTGATCAACGACAGGCTTGTTCCCCCTGACGAGATGGGAGAGTGAAGATGGAAGTCACGGTCATGCTCTGTGATGCGGCACAGGTAAGCCAGGGTAAACTGTTTGTTCTCGGCGGCGGCTGGAATGTCGCCAACGATCACCGCCAGGTGCCCGCAGCACTTGCCATCGTTGTCGATGTTCCGTGGGATAAGTGTAACATCGAGCACAATCTGAAGGTTGAGCTTCTGGACGGTGATGATCAGCCCGTCAGATTTGCCGAGGAGAAGCCCGTCACGATCACCGGGCGCTTCGAAGCTGGCCGACCAGCCGGTATGCCTCAGGGTGCATCGGTCAACGCCGCCATGGTGCTGGGTGGGCCACCCCTGTCGCTGGATCCCGGCCAGCGGTACGAGTGGTGCCTGTCCATCGATGATGAGGTCATGGCCCGGGCCCCATTCACGACAAGGCGGAAGCGATGAAGGTATGTCTTCAGCACCGATTGGTTGCAGACGATGTTTCGCGGGAGAGGTGGCGCTGCATCGGGTGTGATCGAGTTTTCAGCCGAAGAGAACTTGAGGAGATGTCGACACTAGCGTTCTATTCCATGATCTCGTTCGTTCGAGTCTCGACCCTGAAAGTTCTCCCAAGATGACCAGGCCGACCACCTTCGAATTATTGAGAGAACTCAACCAGCACCTCCTCAAGCTATGCGATGAAATTCTACGAGCGATGAAGATCCCGGAGTTGATCAGCCTTATCCGGAAGGTGTTCACAAAAGTGTGACACCTGGCATTATCTCCTACCTGAGTGCCAGAGGACGTCCGTATCCTGATAGCGTGGTGTGGCGAATTCCTCATCTTCGTTCACGCCCTCACGCACTCAACCCCTCGTTGCCGGCCGGCGGGAACGGGGGGTTGTCCTTTATCGGGTAATGAAGTGGCGGAAAAACTAAAAATAGAAATGGTGCCCACGGAAAGCCTCAAGCCGGCACCGTATAATCCCCGGAAAATCAGCGATGATGCACTCCAGAGACTACGCCGCGGCATCAGGGAATTCGGCATTGTGGATCCGATTGTGGTCCGCCGCAAAGGCAAGGTTGTAATTGGCGGTCACCAGAGATTGCGTGCTGCGATCGAAGAGGGAATAAAAGAGGTTCCTGTTATTTTTCTTGCAGGATTGAGCGAGGCGAAGGCAAAAGCACTAAACGTATTATTGAACAATCCAAACGCCCAGGGTGAATGGGATGTTGATGATCTACACGAACTATTGCGTGAACTTGATGATGATGATTTTGATGCGACATTGACCGGATTCGATGAAAACGATCTTGAAGAAATGCTGGCCCAGGACGCCCCCCAGGAAGAGCGCGCTCCTGATTTAACACCACCTGAAAAACCGAAATCGAAGCGCGGAGAAATATACGAACTCGGCCCCCACCGTCTGATGTGTGGTGATGCGACGAGCGAGGAGGATGCCGAAAGCATAGTTGGGACAAAGTGTGTCCACCTTGTAATAACATCACCCCCCTACAACGTAGGAATTGATTATAGCGATCACCAAGACACTATGCCCCGAGATGACTATCTCGGACTGATTCGATCTGCCGTGAACGTTTGGCGCGAGCGCCTTTGCAATGGGTGTTTTTTCGCGTGGAACATCGGCGTGAGACCCAAAACATATCCATATCAACAAGCAGTTATTCTCGAGAATGCCGGGCTGGTGTTTTATAGGCAGATCGTGTGGGAGAAGGTGGGTGTTCCATATCCAGTGTGGTCATTTACAACGAAAACAAAATCTGCTCGGAAGTATTATCCAAACTGGACGCACGAGATGATATATCTGTTTCACAAGGGCGAAGAGCCCACCGCTGGCGGGAAAATAGTCCCCGACGATGAGTTCTCGCGAGACGTGATCAATGTACCACAACACCTCGCAACAAAGGACCTGAAAACCGTTGGTCAAGCATCTGACACGCTAATAAAACGCGGTAAACCATCACACAGGGTAAAAGAGCACCCCGCTGCGTTTCCTGTCCGGCTTGCGGCCGGGTATATCAACCACCTGACGGCCGATGATGAGGTGGTATGTGATCCATTCGCGGGGTCCGGCGCAACCATCATCGCCGCCGAACAACTCGGCCGCACCTGCTATGCAATGGAGATCGATCCCGCCTACTGCGATGTCGCCCGCCGTCGATATGCCGAATACGTCAACCGCCCGGAGCTTGCACCATGAAGATCTGCGGAGACTTCGGTGGAAAGAAACGCGACGGCAAGCCGTGTGAGTTGCCGGCGGGCTGGGGAACCGGTAAGCGGACGGGACGATGCAAGCATCATAAAAAGAAGCGCGGTCGCGGAAGACCGCGCCTCAATCTTGATAAAACACAGATAGAGACCCTGGCGCGTATTAACTGCACTCACGAAGAAATAGCAGCCGTAATGGGCTGTTCTGTGGATACCATTTCCAGGAATTATGCGGAGTTAATAAATAAGGCTCGATTAAACGGAAAAACAAGTTTGCGTCGTGCGCAATGGAAGAAAGCACTATCAGGAAACACTGGCATGTTGATTTGGCTCGGCAAGCAGGAGCTTGGTCAGAGCGATCGTCACGATTTTGAGCATTCCGGGCCCGACGGCGGACCGATCCCCTCCCAAATAAACATCCACCTGGTCAGTACAGATGAACCAGACGACGGCGATTGAAGTCGAGTTGCCGAAGGCCATGAGCTTCCTGCTCGACCCGCCCCTGGGTGGCATCCGATATCGGGTGGCCTACGGTGGCCGCGGTAGCGCGAAGTCCTGGAGCTTTGCCCGTGTGTTGCTGCTTCATGGTATGCAGCGGCCGCTACGGATCCTCTGTGCTCGGGAGTACCAGGTATCGATTAAAGACAGCGTGCATCAGCTGCTGTCCGACCAGGTAGACGCCATGGGTTTGAGCAGTTTCTACGACGTTCAGACCAGCGTCATAGCCGGGCTGAACGGGACAGACTTCCTGTTCAAGGGTCTACGCAGGAACATCCAGGAGATCAAGTCCACCGAGGGAATCGATCTCTGCTGGGTAGAAGAAGCCGAGGCTGTCAGCGATAATTCCTGGCGGATCCTGATCCCCACCGTGAGAAAGTCGGACTCCGAGATCTGGGTGTCCTTCAACCCCGCTCTGGCCTCTGATCCCACTTACCGTCGCTTCGTCCAGGATCCGCCCTCCAGGAGCATCGTGCAATTCGTGTCCTGGAAGGACAACCCCTGGCTGCCTGAGGTGCTCAAGGACGAGGCCGAAGAACTGCGTATCAAGGATCCTGAAGCCTATGCCCACGTCTGGGGCGGTGAGCCCTGGCAGCGGTCTGATGCCCAGGTCCTGGCCGGCAAGTGGACCGTGGAGGAGTTCGAACCCCGGGACAGCTGGAACGGACCCTACTACGGAGCCGACTGGGGATTCGCCCTGGATCCCACAATCATCGCGCGCGTGTGGATCGCCGATTCTCGGCTCTATATCGACTACGACAATGGCGCACCCCAGATGAATCTGGACGATATCGAGCGGGAATGGGCGAAGGTCCCCGGGGCCAGGCAGCACACCATCCGGGCCGACAGTGCCCGCCCTGAGACGATCAACGAAATGGCCTCCCGCGGCTGGAAGATTGTCGGCGCGAAAAAGTGGTCGGGATCCGTCGAGGATGGGATCGAACACCTGCGCAGTTATGAGAAGATCGTCATTCATCCGCGCTGCAAACGGGCCAGGGAGGAGGCCCGCCTCTGGAGCTATAAGACCGATCCCCGCACAGACGACGTAATCCCGAAACTCAAAGATGGGTTTGAGCATGTCTGGGACGCCGTCCGGTATGCCCTGGCACCGATCATCCAGAAGGGCAGGGGGTTTGCCTTCGGATGACGATCGTCTGCGTGCTCAGAAGCGGTGGCGACTTCGACCGCCAGTGGGTGACAGCCCTGAGAAACGGCATGGCTGACTATGCACCGAGGCACACCTTCGCCTGTCTGACAGATACTCCGTCTGAGAAATACGATATCCCGCTCACACACGGTTGGCCAAAGTGGTGGGCGAAGTTGGAGATCTTCCGGCCGGGTTTGTTCTCCGACAAGGTTCTGTACTGCGATCTCGACACCCTGCCCGTGGGTGACATCGGCCAGATCGCCAGCTATGACGGACCGCTGGCCATGCTGAACGACTTCTACCGCCCGGGCCGGGCACAGTCGGGTGTAATG